CGGTGGTCAATACGCCTGTCACGTTCTTTCGCAAATTAGCGGGTTGCGCAGTGTTATAGATGCGCTGCTCCGCCTGACGAATGAACACATTCATATTGTCAGTTGGGAAAGAGTTCTCGCAGTAATCGTTTACCTGCGTGACAAGCTCTGTGTAGTTCATGCCATCGGGCCTCTAGACATAAAACCTTTGGTAGCTGCACCTGCGCCACGCATTTTGATACCAGAGGTCTTAGGCTCACCACCAGAAGACTTATTGATGTTGCCTACAGTCATTTCAACTGTATCAGCACGGCTTAAGTTTTTACCAGAGCCAGGATTCTCTTTAGGAGCAACCTTCTCACCCTTCATTGTGTGCGGAGGAGCGTAGACTTTGGCATCGCCAACTTCTTTACCCATCATCATTTTGCTGTATTTAGCCATTTTAGCCTCGCTTTTGTGCTGCAATTTTTGCCAAACCACGGCCCATTTTCTTCATGTCAGCATTGGTTTTGCCAACATTACCATGTATGGGTCCAGTCTGAGTTTTTGCTTTGGGTCCGCTATTGCCCAAATTCTTGCCTTCGGTCTTGCCTTTTTTTGCGATGCCGTCTGCTGATCGTGTGTATGCCATGTTTAGCTCCTATGAAACTGTAATCGTTACTGTACCAACTTCTGCCGTTCCTACCAAGTAGTTTGGTGTTAAATATGTATCATATTCACTAGCACCACCAACTGGAAACCAACCCCATTGAATGTCCCGTGAGCCACCTGTTAAATTACCCGCCGTATTCAAACCAGCCGTCACATACGTTGTGTCTGGCCGTGGCTGATACAAAGCCTGTGGATCATTAACAGGATACATTCCCAATTGCAACTGCGGTTGATCTGGGTCCCAACAAGCATCACAAACTTTAAGCTGATAAAGCTTGGTCTTAATGACCTCCATCTTTAACTGCTTTAACTTGTAACGCTGGCCACACCGATCACATTCGGCAATAGCATATTTACCGGATGCAAACGGTGTTGTCATTAAGAACCACCACCAATAAACGCTATACGAGGCACCAGCCTCAATGTAGCCTTCTCTCTATCTTCTTGAGCCGCCAAAGCATATTGCTCTTCATAGACGCTCTTTAACATATCCAAACGAGCCTGCAACTCAGGAACCTTCATCGCAATGTAGTACGCCAACCCAGCCGCTACGGCAGGCAGGAAACGAAAATTCATGTCAGATGTCTGTACACCAGCGCCAGTGTCTTGAATACGGCGCATTCTGTAGTACACAAACTGGTAGGGCTGCGAGCCGTCTGGTGTTGGCCACACTGTAATAGCCGGCAACTGGGGCACAAACACAGCTGTACCATCAGCTTGAGCCGCCGCTGTTGTGTTGTTCTGGCCACGGAATACACCACCAAGTGTTAAACCGCTGATATAGGTGTAATAAATATCTTCTGTACCAAGACGAATAAAGCCTGATCCGGCTAATCCATCCACCGCATTAAGCGTTATTGTTGTAGCCGTGGAGGTAATAGCCCCATCAAGAACTAAATCTGTTGGATTGGTTTCACCGGACAAACGCTGAATCCACACTTGGATTGGCCGGCCTTGAACCAATTTGTTAGGAATCGTGGCATAGGTGGAAACACTAATTCTCGTGATACTTAAGTCAGCCTGAGTAGATGCGTTGTTGGCTTGCGTCCGAATCACATGATCCAGTAAATCAATCGTATCTGTAGGCAGTGCATAAGTAGCCAGACCCTGAACTAAGTTAATAGTCCCAGTCTCAATCGTCCACATATTGATGCCACGATTAGCCCACTCAATGGTCATCAGGTTGAGAGAGCGGCGAGCTGTGCGTAGGTCATAACCAGTACGCATCTCACGGCCAGCTCTCTCCCAAGCTTCTTCAGCAAGCTCAGTGAACTCAAGATTGAAGGAGCTAGTTCCTGTTGTGGTCATTTCTTAGCCGTCTTTGCAGAGTTAATAAACGCCTGTGCTGTAGGCGCACCTTTAGAACCAGGCTTACGCATTTTCTCTTTTGATCCAGCTGCGATACGTTTACGTTTGGCGTTAATGTTGGCATACAAGCCAACAGGACCGCCTTCTGCGTATTCAGTAAAGTCTGTGTCATCACGCCGTGCCTTGCGTACACCTTTGGGCATTTTTGAGGCTCTTACAGCCCCCATTCCACGACTAGCCATCATGATTTAACACATCTTTCCGCGCGTTTTGCCGCGCTGTGCAATACCATCGCCACGGCTAGAAGCAGTCATACCGCCACCGGCTTTTTTAACAACTTTCTTTTTAACTGGGGCTGAAGCACTGTCAATGTCTTGAGGTACTTTCATTCCAGCAGTAAAGATGCCTTCATTTTGCTTGCGCTCATAGTCAGCAAGTTGTTTAGCTGTAGGGCCGCCTTGACCGCCACGGCCAGCACCAGCTTTATCTCGAGCTCGGTCTTCAAGCTCAAGTTCCATATCTGTAATCCCTTTGTATGGGTAATCTACTTCAGGCATATCAACTCCTTAACACATTCCGCCGCCGCGCATTTTTACTTGCATACCTTTGGTTTTGCCGCGTTGGGCAATACCATCGGCTGCTTTAGTAAAACCACCTTTAGCAAGCTTCAAGGATGTACCCTTGCCGCCTTTATGCTCTTGAGCATCATGCTGTTTGAATGCTTTTTTGATCATGGCCTTATCTTGGGCCATATCAGACTTGCCGCCTTCAGCCATGCCGCCCTTTTTCATGCCCATCATTTGCTTGCGATCAAGCATCATGTCAGCTTTAGAGCCTTCACGCATACCGCGCTTTTCCATGTCTTTGCCTGATTTCTCAAACATCTTCATCTTTGAATTCATCATTTCGCCACCTTTAGAAAATTTCTTGCCTTTATCGGCATTTACAAAATCTTTGCCCACAGACATGGGCACTCCTACTTTCTTGGCGAACGATGGCGAATGTGCAATCGCTTCCATGAAATTGTGCTGTTTCTTACTTACGCTTGGCATTACACCATCCTCCCGCGAGTTTTTCCACGCTGGGCAATACCATCTGCGCGTTTGGATGCAGAAGTTTTGCCACCTTTAGAAAAATTCTTAGTCCATGAAAGTCCAGGAGTATTACCAACTCTAGCAGGAGCAACATTACCACCAGCTAAAGGTACGCTCAATTTATTTCGTAAACTATCAGTGTCGGATTTTGGCAAATTTTTAATCAACGGACGCTCAGCAACAGCCTGTGGAGTGACGTCACCAGTTTTGTTAAAACCCAAGTCATCTGAAAAATCATAATCATCGTTCATGATTAATTATCTCCCTTGACGAATAAGCTGGTCAATTTTTTCTTCCAGCTTGTTAAAGCGCTGGTCAATGTGACTTGTAATGCGGTCAATTTCTGCTTGAGTAACGTTATCACGGGCAACCTCCTCACGGGTTTTGTTGAGCAATATGGTAATCCGAGCCAGCTCCCTGAACTTCTCATTCATCATGTACCCTAACAGCGATATTAACAATGTTAATATGGCCGACCAAACAATGTTCAAATCTAGCATTTCCACTTCCTCAATGCTTTATTGATGCGTGAGTCTGGATCTTTTGCCGTTTTTTCGCTGGTTAACTTCTTCTTCATGCCGCCCATCCTCGCACAGAATGAGTCTTTGCGAGAGCCTCCTTCCGGCTGGGGAGGTTTCAAATTCATGCCTTGCTTTTTTGCGGAGGCGCGTCCCTTGGCATTCAAGCCACCAGTCGGACTTTTTCCTTCTTTCCTTTGCCATGCTGGACTCTTAGCCATTTGCTACTTTCAGTTTGGACTTACGAACCATCTCTAACAATGGAATAACAACTTCTTCTCTAAAGTTGTTTTCAAACGTATCCGTTCCAACGTGCGGCAAACTAATGTCCACATCAATGTAAATTTTGTATCCGTGCTCGCGAGCTCTGTCGCAGAACAAGTAATCTTCGCCTACATACTTTCCGTCTTTTAACGCAAAGTCAAACAGCGCGGTGATCTGTTCACCCTTGAATTCATACGTCCAGTCTGAATGGGCTTTTACCATATCTTCTAAGACATGACGCTGGATCAACATGAACCCAGTTCCTACACGCTCTACGCGCATGAGAGAGCCATCAAACTCTAGGTCTTGGTTCTCATCAAAATAGAGATCGGCAAAGAAGTAACGGTCTTTTGCTCTACGTGGGTAGGCTCCAGCCGTAATGTCTTTGCCGGAGCTCTGGGCCATCAGGCGGAGAACGTCATCTGCCGTGGCAATTACATCGGAATCAATAAACAGCAGTTCTGTGCAATCTGACTTAAGGAACTCATGCACCAATTGGTTTCTAGCCATAGTGATAATTGAGCACCCAGACACATCGCCCATATTGATGGCAATACCATGCTGTACAGCCTTGGGCATTAACGCCGCAATGTTGTACGCAAGCTTGATATTGATCTTGCCATCATAGGCTGGGATAGCTATGAATAGCTTACGCCCAGACAGAACCGCTTGTTTAGCTTCAGCCATAGAACACCGTTACAAAGCTAGTGTTGGTGATGCTTGCATAAATACCCTGCGCTGCTAGTATGCCCTCACCGGGAACCAAAATAGCTACAGGTGTAGTTTGGCTTGTTGTAGTACCAAAACTTACTAGCCAGCGAGCACCACTGTTTACGTATCGGCAAGCTGTGCCGGGTGTAACAGTCCCTGAGTTTGGGTCTGTAAATGTAAAAGTGCTGGAATCAACTACGGTAATAGTGTAATTGCCATCAGTACCTGAAGCACCG